AATTTCGCCCAATTCATTATTAAATTTAATAAGAATCACGGTGAAATTATGACAACAAAATATCTAAAAGCTTGTCAACTAGCGGTTCAGAAAAAGATAGCGGGGCAACCTTTCTCAAGTTTGAGAGAGATTGAACCTAACTTACCTTTACCCAGACTGTCGAAGTCAGGTCTTCCTAATTGTATTAAATTAGCAGACCGAGCTTCGATATGTCGGGGATCTCTAACAGTTATTCGTCTTTGATTAACTCTGTTCTCTATTTATAGAGTTTTTAAAACAGATTTTAATCCAAAGATTAATACTATTACAGATCCCTTTACTGGAGATCAAAAGTCATTGAACGATTTTAATTATTTTTTAGAAAATTATTCTAAAAAAATTCTTACAAATTTTTCTTTGAAATTTGATCTTAAGGAGCTAGAAGTGAAAAGGCTTGTGCCTATTCAAAAATCTAGTCCCTCTAGTAAAGTAAGTTGAAAAGGAATTTTTACTTCATTTAATTCATTAAAGGCAAATACTATTGTCTTTAATTCTATTAATGAGTATATTTCCTTAACTTCTTCTGAATTTCTGAGAACTGTATTTTCAAACTTAGAGTGATCTATTGATCATGTCTCTTCGTTTTCCAATATGATTCGCGATGGTAAGGGCTTCCAAAGCTCTGAAGGTTCAACTGCCCCTATAGGGCGGTTGGCTTTCAAAGAAGAGGCAGCCGGGAAGCTAAGGGTTTTTGCTATGGTTGATGTAATAACTCAATCATTACTAAAACCTTTACATTTGAAACTTTTTGATGTATTTCATAAGTTGCCAAATGATGGTACTCATGATCAGGAAAGAGCGTTTTCTTACGCTCAAACCTTGTCAATGAAGTACAATGCTTCCTTTGGTTTTGATCTCTCTGCTGCAACCGATAGGTTGCCTGCTGAGTGTCAAGCCAAATTGCTAAACGGATTGTTTGGGTCAAACTTTGGAGATATCTGATTAAAGATTCTGGTTGATAGACCTTATAGAGTAAATCGTAATTCTTATAAAATATTAGAAGGAGATTACTACTATAAAGTTGGTCAACCTATGGGAGCGCTCTCATCTTGAGCAATGCTGAATTTACTACATCATATGATGGTTCAGTATTGTTATAAGATGGAGTACCCCACATTCCAAGGTTGATATACCGAGTATGTTGTACTTGGTGATGATATTGTGCTTTTTGAAGAAAATATAGCTAACCGTTACTTATCTTTATGTGATAAGTTAGGGGTTACTATTAATAAATCAAAAAGTATTATATCATCCCGACCTGTAGTAGAGTTTGCTAAGCGAACCTCTTATTATGGTTTTGATGTATCTGCTTGGTCTTTTAAGGAGTTTATTAGTAATAATAACTTCTTTGGAAGATTGAGCATTGCAACAAAATTAGTGAACAGAAAGATAGGAAAAAATCTCAAAAGATCATTCCTTCTTGTCCAATCACTAAAACATTCTAAGAAAAACGCTTATATTCACTCTATTATAGGATTCCTTACTCAAAAATGTTTGAATAAGGAAGGTATAACATGACTTCAGTTGATCTCACTCTTTAATTTTTATAAAAATCCCTGATCTTATTTCGGAAAGAAAATAGATTCAGTTGATTCGAAACGATTAATCATGGCTTTTGATCAGATTATATCTGGTCAAAAACTTGATATCGATACGGATACTTTGGATTTTCATAAGAATTTCAGATTCGCTCAAATAGCTGAGGATAATTATAAAATTGCATTACTGCTGAGATGTCAGCGGTTATACAAGAGAATAATGTCCGACAACTATTTTGTGAACGAGTTGAAACCAGCTTGAAGATTCTTGGTACCCCTTAAGGATAGTGAGAAACCTGATTCTGGTTTTCTTTATGATCTAAGTTGAAAAGAAAGAATAATTTATACAAATGTTCTTTCTTGATTCTTCCCAGATTATATTGAAATCAAGAATCTGGATTTTTCTAGATTCACTTTTCCACCCGCCTCATGTCTTGAAAATATGTCAATAATGCTGAATTTTAAAATTAATAAATATTCAGAATTAGAGAGATTCTTCAATGCATTAGAGCATATGGAATGGGATCAATTCATAGGGACAAGTAAGTTCAAGAAACTTTCTTTCAGTCAACTTTTTGACTTAGAGAGAGATCTCGAAAGTACTTGGACAGATCTTACTTTCTTCCGTGATCCTAAAGATCTTCGAAAGGAAGTAGTTGACAATCCTCTTAAAATCCTAGATTTTATAAATGATACTGTTAAGGATAGTAACGTCTCCAAGAAAGCTCTTCAAGTTAAGTCTTTATGACTTAACGGAAAAGAGGTTCCTAAAGAAGTTCCTGTAACTGAACAGAAGAATTTTATAAAATTCGGACTTGATAAATTCTTAAAACCAGGTTTCATGAAATCGTCAGTTGATACAACTTCGGTTTCAGGTCCTGACTTAAGTCATTTATCTAAGGAAGAAAGGGATAATGCTCGTAGAGCAGCTCTAGGTCTTCCTCCTAAAAGGAAGAGACCGAGTTAAGAGGTATTTTAAGATATAGCCCAATAATTAAGAGACTTGGTCTACCAGTTACGCACTGATAAATCAAGAAGACTCGCTATTAGAGCAATCTAATTAGAAAAATAAAGAAAGGAAACTTAAGCTCTTATTAAAAACTTAAGTGACCAAGATTCGGGGTTTGTAATCGTTCTATGAGGTTAGTTGAGTGAGATCTCACTAACTCTCCCTCACAGTTTTTCGTGTGATTACTTTATTGGAAAGACAAACTGATTTGATCAAATTGTCGGACCTTAAAGGGGTTAAAAGCCATAATCACAGCTTAAAATTGTCCCAAGCGGGCCTTAAAAACTCGGAAATGAAAATTTTCGGGTGGACTAGATTCCC